TGGACTTGAAAACCTTCCCACCCAAATTTCGCTTCAGGAGATTACCATGCTACCCACAGCAGGCGGAAATACCCTCGTCTTTACCGGAACGCTAACCCCGTCCGGCTCAACCTTTCCCGCGGATGCGGCCTTCACCGTTTCCGCCAACGATCCGGCAGTCGTTCCCACAGTGGACGGGACCGGTTTGATCGTGACCGTTCCCCTACCGACAGGATGGGTGGAGGAAGTTGGACAGCCGCTGGCGATTTCCTATTCAGCCGCAAGCGCCAGCAATCCCACATGGACGCTCGCGGCGCGGGTCACGCCCTCGGCTCCCGTGAATCTGCCGACCGCGATTTCGTTTACGCAGACGACTTGAGGCTTGATGCTTGAGTACCAAATGGAACCCCTGAGCCTCGCCCTGATCGGCGAGACGCTTGCCGTGCAGCAGGCGTATTGGGAGGAAGTGGCTGGGCCGTTCCACGCCTTTCCTCCCAATGTGGACTGGAAGACCTACCTTCTGGCTCAAGAGAAGGGGTGCCTCAAAGTCATTTGCGGGCGCGTCGGTGGAGTCTTGAAGGCAGGCACCTTTATTGTCGTCGCGCCGCACCCGCACTACGCCTGCATAGCGGCGTCGCTGCCGTTGCTGTTCGTAGTCCCTGAGTGCCGTAAGGGTAGAGAAGGGATCCGGTTGGTAAAACTGGCTGAGGCAGAGGCGGTCAAGGCGGGCGCGCAACTGATGATGACCCATGGCGGAGCGCATAATGGGGTGTACAAGCTGTTTGAATTTATGGACTACCAAGACTTTGGGCGGTACTTCGTTAAGGTCATCGGAGATACCAAACCAGTATTCAAGGAGCGCTGAATGGGAATCACGGCTCTGATCGCCGGATTGGCGATTTCGACTGCTGCCTCGGTAGGGACAGGCATCTATGAGGCAGTTGCCCAACCCCAGGCCCCCACGGCTCCCACGACGCAGCAGACCACAGCACAACAGGCGCAGGCTTCGCAGGCCGCCGCTTTGGCGCAGGCTAACGCCCTTCAAAAACGGCGCGGCATGGCCAGTACTATTCTCACAAGTCCCTTGGGGGTATCTGGCGCTCCCCAAACTCAAAAGGCCACGCTCGGAGCTTAGATGGCGTATCCCGCAGTTGCGATGCCATATCAGGATTCAGACGGGTTCCGTCTGAACGGGCGCGCCGCCGGCGAGAGGGCGAAAGACGCGCAGAAGTATTTGCAGGGTTTAGCGGAGGAAAGACTTCCGTGGGAACCACAGATCGATAACTTAATAGCCTATGTAAATCATGGCCGAAGGTCGATTCAGGATAAAGACTTGTGGCCCGGACAGCCAACCGGAATGGAAATTTACGACGATTCCGCCATGCTTGCCTGCAATAAACTGGTCGATGGCATGGTGGGGTATCTCTGCCCCAGAAATCAGCAGTGGTACTTGCTTCAAATTCCCGGCAAACTGAATTTTCCCCGCACCTCCCGGATGCGAAGCTGGACAGGTAAGCGAGTTGATTCTTATCCAGAAGTCCAGAAGTGGCTGCAGGATTCTCAGGACGTGATGGAGTCGGCCTTCAACCGGTCTAATTTCTATGACATCAACACCGAGTTCATAAGGGACGGAGCTTCCTGCGGGACGGCACATTTGTTGATCGAGGAAGATGTGTCCACGTCCACCATATTTTTCACCGTCCCTCATTTCCGGGAGTGCTATGTCGCGGTCAACTGTTTCGGAAAAGTCGATACCAACTACCGCGTTTTCAAAATGACGTTGCGGCAGTTTGTCCAGCAGTTCGGCCTGGATGCGATGAAGAAGGCCGACAATAACTTCGAGAAAGATTACGAGTCGAACATGCACGCGGAGCGGGAAGTGTTGCACGCCGTCTATCCGCGCAAGGACTATCAGCCGTGGCGGATCGATGCCAAAGGAAAGAAGTGGGCTTCCGATTGGGTTTACAGTAAGGGTGGAAAGATCCTCGATTCCCAGGCAAGCGATCAGGGCGTAACCATGTTGTCCGAGGGCGGGTACGACTCGATGCCGATTCTCTCCTGGCGGTGGCGGGTCAACTCGGACGAGATTTACGGCAGGGGACCGGCGCACGACGCCTGGGTAGCCATTGTGCTGGCAAATCAGATGGGGAGAACCAACCTGATTACCGGCCAGAAAGCGGCTGAGCCTCCGCTGGCGGCGTATTCCGATCAGCGCGGGCAGATTCAGAGAGGTCCGAACGGCATCACATTCCTTGAAGCCGACCGAGGAAATCTACGAGACAGGATGCCTCAACCTCTGACAACGGGAGTGCAGAATCTTCCCTTCACAATAGAGTTTCAGCAGCGTGTCGGGCAGATCATCAACGAGCATTTCCACGCCAACACTTTTACGATGCTGAGCCAGATTGGCCAGCAGAAGGGCATGGGCAGGCCGGTAACCGAACAGATTTTCGAGATGCAAAGCGAGAAGGCCGCTGCTCTGGGGACCAGGATCGGAAACCTTCAATCGGAGGCGTTCGACCCGTTGATTGCAAGGGTGTTCGATATTGAGGCAAGAGCAGGAAGAATTCCCGATCCTCCGCAGATTCTGCTCGACTCCGAGCACAACGGGGTGATGGTTCAATACCTTGGCATGTTGGCTCAGGCTCAGACGCGGTTGAGTAAAGTGCGGTCTATCCAAACCTCCGTCGCGCTGGCGATGCAAATCTCGCAGTTCGATCCTATCGCCCTTCATGCGATTGATACTGACGAGATGATGCGCGAAGCGATGGACGCTTCCGGGATGCCGGTTTCCTGCCTCAGGCCTCCGAAGGCGATTGCTCAAATACGCGAGATGGCGGAGAAACAGCGCCGGCAGCAGCAGCAGGTCGAGAACGCGCCGAAGATTGCGAAGGCGGCGGCTCTGGCAGGCAAGGGTGCGGAGCCGGATAGCCCGCTTAAACAGTTGATGGGCGGCGGCAAGGAGCCAGGAGAATGATTGAATACTCCCCGGAAGAGGTCAAACAGGCACAGCGCGAGCGGGATCGTTTGCAGCGGTACAGGAATGTTTTCGGCTCCCCAGAGGGGCTTCGAGTATTGGGTGATATTCTCGCGATGTGCCACTTTGGAGTCCCGTTGAATAACGATTCTGAACGGATTGAGTATAATGTGGGCATTACAATCGCCCGCATGAGTGGTATGATGGGCGCAATCGACTCTCAGTTGGGAATCGGGGAGGATTGACATGGCAGGACCGACAGCGCCGTATTACGAGGATGTTCGAATGCCGGGATCTGGAGCCTTACGAGTTCCGACCGAGGCATTCCCTGCAAATCTCGCCGTCTACAAAGACCTCACGCTTACCGGACAGGCCGGAACCGTCACACTCAACTCTCAGCAGGCGTCGCGCACCTATTTCAGCATCACCAACAACGCTGCCGTGACGCTGGTTTTTCCCAGTATTCCTGGGAAGGAATTTATCGTCAACAATCTTGCAGCCTCGTCCAACTCTGTCACTGTCGAAGTTTCCGGCCAGAGCGCAACGCCTATTGCCGTTGCTGCCGGTTTCCTCCAGCATTTCGTAATCGACGCGGCCCTTGGGGTTGTGCCGGCCGCGGCGGCGGTAGCAATCTAGGAGTTTTATGCCAACCGGAGTGTATCCCCGCAAACCGATGACGCCAGAGACTGTCAGAGGTAAAGTATGCCTGGCGTAGAAACCCAACCGACGGAGCCAGTATCCCTTGGATGGAGAGCCGGACTACCAGCCGATATTCGTGAGGACGAGGCATTCGTACCGTTCAAAACCGTGGGAGACTTTGCAAAAGCCCACAAGGAGACGGCGGCGAAGGTCAAGGACTACGAGGGGAAGCTGGCCAATTCGATTCCCAAACTTGGCGAGAACGCGACTCCGGAAGAGCGCGAGAAGTTTTACAACTCACTCGGACGGCCCGAAAAGCCGGACGGCTATGAACTGGATGGAGAGGACAAGAATGCGCCGGAGTGGACTGGGTACTGGCGGAACGAGTTGCACAAGATTGGCGTTCCGAAGGACCAGGCCAAGGCAATTTCAGCGGCCTTCAACAAACAGATCGGGTCGATGGTCGAGCAGCACAACGCGAAGATTCTTAAAGCGAATAGCGATGCTGCAGCCGCACTTAAAACCGAGTTGGGCGACAAATACGATGCGAGCGTCGCGCTCGTGTCGCGGCTATGGAAGCAATGGGGAAAAACAGAAGTCGAGTTCGATAAGGCGTTCGCTACTGAAACATCCGCCAATCGAGTGACGATGATGCGCTTCCTGTTGAATGTAGCCGCGAAAACCGGGGAAGATACATCTTTGCGTGGGACAGTGCAGCGAACCGAATCTCCCAAAGCGGGATACGATTTGAGTAAGTTCAATCTGCCCAAGGCAAGAGTGTAGATGGGAGTTCATCGTGGCCACAGATCAATCGCAACTCGGTTACTCAACGCTCACCGATGTGATCGGGAGTTATTCGTCGTCGGATGCGCGGGCGCAGTTTGTGAAGCCAGCCAAGGTTCTTGCCCGCGCTTGCCCGCTGCTTGAATTCCTGCCATTCGTCGCGGCAAACAACATGCTTTTCAATGTCGCCCGGCGCACCGATTACCTCGATACGCCCTCGACCCGGAGGTTCAACGAAGCAGCCGCAGTTACTTCGTCGAAGAACACCAATATCACCGACGATATTGCGATGTGGGAAAACTGGAGCGTCGAAGATTCGGCGTTTGCCGATATTCAACCCGACCCGTCCGCATATATGTCGGATCAGCTTGACAACAAAGTTGAGGGCTTCCGCCAGAAACTTGAGGCGTCGTTGTTTTATGGCAGTCCCGCTACGGATGTTGGCGGAATCAGGGGCTTGGCGACGCGCATCAACAACCTCGAATCGCTTCCCAACGGAGACGGACAGTGGCCCGCCAATGCGTACAGCGGCGGCGTGGCATCGGGAAACTCCACCAGTATTTGGGCGCTTGAATTAGGGAAAGACAAGGTTCAAGCTATCTATGCGGCGGGGAGTCCTGGGGGGTTGGAAATCAATACTCTTGGGAAAATGCCTTGGACTATAGCCACGGGTCTGAGTGGAGTTCTTGGGCAATCTAAGGCGATGATGGCCTATGTCACTCAAGTGAAATGGAGCCTGGGCCTACAGGTCGTTGACGAACGCTGCGCGCAGCGCATCGCTAACACCAACCCTACGGCTCTGGCGGCGGGCGGCTTCGACGAGAACATTCTCATTCAGGCGTTGGGGAATTTGCCCAGCGCGGGCAATGCTCCAGGCACGGTGATTTTGGTTAACCGGGCCATTCTGAATGAGATGAACATTCGGGCAGTCTCGCAGAAGACCAACGCCTTCTACACGCAGAACATGGAAACCGGAGACATCTGGGGATCGCGGCGCATTACCCGCTTCCAGGGAATCCAGGTCGTCATGGCGGAAAAGATTTCCAACGCGGAAACCATCATCAGCTAAGAGGAGATTACCATGCTGTCAGATGCGATGCAGTATTTTCATGGAACGGGGACATCGGCTTTCGGCCCGGTAACCAACACCGCTGGGGTGCTCGGCGATGCTCTGTGCGCCGCGGGGAGCCAGTATTGCAACCTGGAAATCGATTTTGGCGCTCCCAGCACCGGTTCGGCTTTCCCGTACATCTCGGAATTTCCGTCTCTCACCGAGAAGGGTTACGCCTCCCCTCCCGAAGTGGTCGGAGAAGGCGGAATTGAGATGGGGGTCCATATCGTTATCGGTTCCGCGTTCAACACTCTGACCTCAATTCTGTTCAACGTCGTCTCAGCCGCAACCACGGCGGCAACCACACCCATCATTGCGGCGCGTTCGCTTACCCTGGCGCAGATGGCGGTGGTAGGAGCGCACTACTGGATTCCAGTTCCGCTGACAGCCGTGCTCGAATTCCTGCGCTGGGATGCTGTGTTGACCGGCTCCGATCCCACCCTCGGGACACTCTATTCCTGGTGGGGACCAAAGTGCGGAGGCGAACAGTGAGGATGGTTGTAGCCCAATGTCTTGCTTCTGCGTGGGATAGCGTTGCTTGTAGAACCTACGAACCGGGACAAGGACCGTTACCGGACGGGCTTTATGAGATCGACGCCGATAGCCAGCTTTCAACGCTTGTGACTATCAGGGGAATGTGGCTGTTCCAGTATCCAGGGCATGAAGGGAAAGGCTTTCAGAAACCAAGAGTAGAGCCGGTTGCTCCGCAGGTTCCTCCTATTGAAGCAAAGGCAGACAAACGGAAGCAGCCGATGACAGATGAGCACAAGGCCAAGATGTTAGCTGCACGAAAAGCCAAGAAGGCTGAAAAACTGGCGAGGCTGACGGCGGCTTAGACAGGTTGCCATTCGTCCAGGAGGCGGGGCGTTTCGCCTTGCCTCCTATTTTTTTGAGGGAGAGCGATGAACTATTCACAGGTTGGAATAGCCAACATGGCCCTGTTGAGAATCGGGGCGCGCGGCACCATCGCATCTCTTTCCGAAGACTCGCCCAACGCCATTAAGGTATCTGCCGTCTGGGACATGATATTTCAGGAGGTTTTGTCGGAGCGGGACTGGAAATTTGCGAAGACTCGCATTCAACTACAGCAGAACGCCAACTCCCCGGCGGGAGGGTACAAGTTCGCGTATGCTCTTCCATCTGACTTTCTTCGCCTGTGCCGCCCAAGAGAGAAGCCGGAAGAGCGCAGAATCGCCGATGCCTACTCATGGGGATGGGGACACCGCAACCGCGATCTGCCCGTATGGCCTAGAGAGGTCGAGCCGTATATCACAGAGACGGTGTTGAATCCTTCCCCGATTCCCACCTATACGACGAATCTTCTGAGTAACTATCCTGGATGCGAAACGTATGCCGATGCCTGCCCAATCACCATCAACTACATCCGTCTCATCACCGACCTGACGCAACTGCTGCCGGGGTTTGTGAACGCGCTGGCGTACCGGCTCGCCGGAGAACTGGCAATCTCAATCACAGAGGACTCGAAAAAAGCTCAGAGTGCGATGGGAATGTACTTCCAGACACTCAACTCCGCGCAGGCACAGACCGAGTGCGACGATTTTTTGCAGGATGAGGCGGGATCGAGCTCGTGGGTGGATGCGGGGCGGTATTGGGGGCGTAGATGAGCAATGTTCTCATCAACAATTTCAATACCGGCGAAGTGTCGGAACTAATAGAATCAAGGTCGGACCTGTCCAAGTATGCTGCCGCCTGCAAGACGCTTGAGAACGCCATTCCGTTGGTCGAGGGCGGGGCGAAGAAGATGCCGGGGACGATCTTCGCCGGGATCGCGGCTAACGGCGGCCCTCTGGGAACGGCAAGCACTGGCAAATCCAGGCTGGTTCCTTTCGAGTTTTCTACCAACCAGACAGCGATCCTTGAATTCTTTGCAATGGGCGTGCGCATCTGGATTGACGGCGGGTTGGTCGTCGGAGCTTCGACCGGGTTGAATGACTGGGCTCCGACGAATTCCTATGCTGTGGGGATGCAGGTTCTTCTCGGGGCTTATACAAGGCTCTCTACCACACTGGTGCCAGCAACGCCCTATCTGACCATCCAGGCTCCGTACAGCGAAGGATCACTCAGCAATGCGGTGATTACTTTAGGAGTGAATTCCTCAGACAATCTCGCGGTGACCAAAACAGGAGTAGTGCCAAATCAGGGAATTCAGATACTTTTGGCCAATACAACGTCATCCAAAAACTCATCGGCGGCTATTCAGGCTGCTCTTCTGGCGCTAATAAACCTGAATTCTTTCCTGCACAACTACATCCCGCTCGTAAACTGGCAGGCGTATTGGGACCCAACTTCCTCAACTCCTCCGATTACCTCTGTCACTGTCTCGCAGGCGATGGCAGGTTCAGGCTCAATTTACGAAAATCTGACCGCAAGCAATACTGACAACTTCCCAGCCGTCTCCCTTTCAAATTGGAATCTGATTGCGCCCAACCAGCCGGTTGTCATTGCAACGCCATACGCCGAGGCCGACCTGTTTGCGCTCGATGTCTCTACCCAAAGTGCCGACGTATTCTACATCGCGCATTCGTCTTATCCGCTCGCTTCACTAAGTCGGTATTCAGACACGTCATGGATTTACCAGCCTCTCGCCCTCTACGGCACAACCGATGTGGTGAAGACCGGATACAGCGCGTTAGGGCAGTCAATCTCTAACATCACAGCGGCGAACCCTGCCGTTGTCACGGTGGCCAGCGCCGCCGAACCGTTCGAGGATGGAGACCGGATTTACATCAACGAATGCTCCGGGATGGTGGAGTTGAACGAAGGACAGTTCATCGTGTCAGGCATGGGTGGAAGCGCGGGGGCATGGACGTTCAACCTTCTTCCGCTAGGAGCCGAAGGCGGAGGGCCAGTCGGGAGTTTGGGTGGTTGGAGTGGCGGCGAATTTCCTGAAAACCCCTCTGGAATTTATATGGCAAGCGGCGGCAGTGGCACTGGCCTGACTATTTCCGTCGCCACGGAGCCTGTGCAGGAGTACGATGTCACGCTCTGGAGAGTCATTTATCTTGGGGTGGTAGACGCTGGCACTGGATATAATGTCGGCGATACAGTAGAAATCTCAGGCTCCGGATTCGGAGCGACGGCGCAAGTCACGTCGGTTATCGGCAGCGCCGCCATCGACTCGACCAACTTTCTGCCCTACACCGGCGGCGGGTTTGCGGTGGCGATTCCTAACCTGTTTGTCGGGGCCGGGAATTATCCTGCGTGCTGCACGCTCTATCAAGAAAGGTTTTGCGTGGCCGGTGCACTCGCCACGCCAACGCAGGTCAATGGCAGTGTGCAAGATGACTACTCTGATTTTATCTGCGACCCGAACGAGGATGATTACGCGATTCAGTTCACTTTAGTGAGTCAGCAGGTTAATCAGATGAGGTGGATGATCGGCACACCTACTGCCTTGATGCTGGGCACTTCCGGCGGCGTGTGGGCGATGTACACCACGGATGGCCAGTCGCTTTCACAAACAGACGTTACAGCGGCTCTCCAAACTACCATCGGCGCTGGGAACATAGCTCCTCAACTGGTCAATTCCGATGTAATTTGGGTCACTCGGTCGGCAAGAGTGGTTCGCCTGATTGTGTTCAACTTTGTAACGAATCAGTGGGAAGGCCCCGATCTCACTCGATTGAACAGCTATATCACGATTGGAGCGACAGAAGCTCTTTCAGGGATCGTCCAGACTTCGTTCCAAAGTGAGCCTTATCCGATCTTCTGGGCTGTGCGGGCCGACGGGCAACTGCTCGGATTAACTTACAACCGCGAAGAGGAAGTGTTTGCATGGTTCCGTGTGGTAACCGATGGCGTGATTGAATCGGTGGCCTGCGTATCCGAAGACAACGCGGAAGATCAGGTGTGGATTTCAGTTTTAAGAATCATCAACGGAGTCCAGCAGCGGTACATCGAGTACTTCGCTCCGCAGGACTTATTTCACCAATTATCGAATGCCTTTTTCGTCCATGCCGGTCTACAGTTTCAAGGAGTGGGGCCGTTTTCAATCACCGGAATCTCGAATTCCAATCCATGCGTCGTTACGGCTCCCGGCCATTCACTTACGAACGGGATGTCGATTGCGATTGCGGAAGTTCTTGGGGCGACGCAGGCCAACACAAATCCTCTTACGGCGTGGACGGTGGTGGGAACGAGCGCCAACACGTTCCAGCTTGACGGCATTGATTCAAGCGCGTGGGGCGTATATGGGGGCGGAGGGACGGTTGAGCAGGTCACTAACCAGGTTACGGGCATGAGTTACTTGCTTGGCAAGACCGTGATCGCGGTCGGTGATGAGCAGGTGATCTTCAGCGGTCCAGTCACCGCCGATACGGTTGTGTTTCCCTCGTATGCCAATCAGGTGACCATAGGACTTCCGTTCACCACCACGGTCCAGCCGATGAATCCGGTAATCGGCAACCAGCAGGCCACGTCCAAAGGCAAGAAGCAAAAGTTCTCGCGCGTCACGCTTTCTTTATACGAATCCATCGGCGGTTTGGTTGGAACTGACTCGAATCACCTTCATGCGATCAATTACGGCCAGAACGCGATTGGCAATCCTCCAACCCTTTTTACTGGCAACATCACACGCGAACTCGACGGGGATTGGACGGATTCAGATCCTATCTTGATAGTCCACGGGGAACCATTCCCGCTCACGCTGCGGTCGGTAGTTCCACGTCTTTCTGTCGCCGAGGAGGGTTGAATGGGCAACATGACCGGCTTGCAGCAGATCGGCTTGGCATCCGCTGGCTCTGGCGCGGTGAGTTCGGCTGTGTCCGGATTTGGGCAGTACGAGTCCGGCCAGCAACAGAAAGAGGCTTACGACTACAACGCCTCGATGACGCTCCAGCAGATGCAGGAGCAGATGCAGACCACTGAGGCGAATTATTCTACCCTCATTGGCAAGCAGGCATCGGCTTATGCAAGGGCGGGAGTGGACGTAGCCTCTGGATCTCCATTGCTGGTGATGGCCCACACCGCCGCCCAGGGCGGAGTTCAACAGGAAAGCGAATATCAGGCCGGTACGGAGGAAGCGGCCTTGCAGAAGTATTACGGTAAAGTAGCTGCGTTCAACGGAACGGTAGGTGGAATTAGCACCTTCATCTCCGGGCTGTCCAAAGCTGCTCTGAGCGCGGCCAGCATCATGGGTCCGGGCTCCGGCTCCAATGTTCCCACTTCGCTGATCGGGTGGTAATTTGCCAGTCATCCCAACAGTTGTATCGCCTAAATTTACTCCGCCGCCGGAGATGAACCCGAACATTGCCGGAAGGCCAGGGCAAGCGATAGCTGGCGCGGCGGATCAATTCGCGCAGGTATCTGACTTTGCAATGCAAGTCTCTGAGCGAATCAAGAAGGCGCAGGATGATGTAATTCTCAACACCGCGCAGAATGAGATCGACGCGGAAGTGGAGAAATATCACTCAGGTCTGGCGAATTGGAGCCCTCCTATCGAGCAGTTGGGCACCGCAACCGAGCAAATGAAGAGCGATGCTGCTACGTCTCTAAAGGATAGCCTCGCGGAGAAGTACGGGAACCGTCCCGACCTGATGCGCCATATCGAATCTTACGCTGACAGGGAATTGAACTCGTATAACAACCATGTCGATGTAAAGTCTGCCGATCTGACCTCTAAGTATGGGCAGGCCAGTTTGATGGATTCTGGACTGCGTACCGCGAATCAGGCGGCGCTTGAGCCGAACTTCGCGGCTAAAGAACTGCTGTGGGGAAACGAGTTCAACAAGATAGACATCAATCAATCGAACGGGATTATTAACCCTGTTCAAGCCGCAGTGATGAAGCGGGATATAGTCACAGACACCTTTGACGCGGAAATCAGGACTGCGGCCAACGCCCTTAACACCCCGGAAAGCATGAAGGCCGCAATGGACCGACTGGAAGCCTACAAGGGGAATCCGTATATCAAGCCGGAGAAACTTGCTCAGGGTCAGGATTATCTCACGACTGCCTACGATAAGGCTATGATTAGGGCTCAGAATGTGGACGTGTCTAAACAGGGAGACGCGGTTCTGGCTAGCGCCAAGAAAGACCCCACTCTCACGGACCCGGAGACAGGGGAATTCGATCACTTGGCAGCGGCAAAGAAGATCGATGACGATCCAAACATCCCAACCAAGGTAAAGAAGTACGCCCGGACGGAGCTTGAAGAGGAAGCCGGAGCCACACAGAAACTCCAGAACGACAAAGACCAGAAGATGCTTGACGACCTCGATCCTCACGTTGAAAGTGGAGCATTGACGTTTGCGGAATTGACACGCAGGGAGAATCTTGCTCCTGGACAAAAGGATTATCTTCCGCGCCGCGTAGCCGACCACCTGCTCACCAAAGCGGCGCAGATTCAGCGCGAGAACCGGGTTGAGAATATGCAGGATCGCGCTCTGTTGCGGCAGGAGCGCATGGACAAGAGCGCGGACATTCGCGACCAGCTTCTATCCGATCCGGGATATATCGCCGACCAGAACGAATTGACTCCCTACCGGCTGAAAGGCTTGAACGCCGGAGACGCGAACATTGTATGGAAAGTGCGGGCGCTCAATAGCGATCCGGGATGGAAGCAGGCTGTGGAAACCATGACAAAATCCACTCTGTACGACCCAAGCACCGATGAGGGACGCGCCAAATTCAGTAAAGACCTCATCGGCTTCGCCAAGACTGTTGAGAACAAGAAACTTACTGGCTCACAGATCACCGACGAATTAGAGAAAGAACTCCACCCGCAGGAAGAGGCGCAGAAGACTCAGACCATCAAAGGGCTACTCGACAACATCTGGCCGATTTTGCGCGGCGTTGCGACCGGACAACCAATCACGGGCTTGAAAGTGTCACCAGCCACTACCCAAACGCCTGCCCCTCCTAAGCCCGGTAATGTGGTTCAAGGGTTTCGCTTCAAGGGCGGCAATCCCGCCGATCCTAAAAGCTGGGAGAAGCAATGAGGACGCCTGCGCAGGTTGGTCCTTGGCAGCAGTACGCTCCAGCGCCCGCTTCTGCCCCAGAAACGCCCGCTACCGGCCCTTGGAGCAATTTCCAGCCTCCGAGTCCATCGCTTGACCAGGATCAAGCCCAGCGGGCTACAGACGCGCTGGTGTACTCCCACCTGACCGGAGCGCCGCCGAGCTTTACCTATGAAAATCGGGACGCGCTCAACAAGGACTTCGGAGAGCGACTTGGGGAATATGCCGAGGCGGGATGGAAGGGACTCACCAAAGATTCGATCATCGGAGAGTACCTACGCGGACAGACCTCAGGGCCGTTTGAGTCCGATGACGAAGTGTCTAAGTTCATCGAAGGATTCGGCCAGATGATCGGCGATCTGCCGGCTTATCTGGTGGGTGGGGGCCTTGGTACGATTGTAGGTGGCGCGGCGGGTACGCTGGAACTACCCGTAGTGGGAACCATCTCAGGCGGTATAGTAGGCGCGGGTGCCGGCGGATTCGGCCTGACAGCCGGCTTGCGTCAGTGGCTCGTGGACAAGTACGCTGGCAGGCAAATATCGGTATTCGATGAAGTGATGGACGTGGTGAAGTCGTCCGCTAAGGGCGCCTTGACCGGCGCGGCCTTCGGTGTGGCGGGAGAAGCGGCTCCGCTGGCGAGCGGCGCAGTGGGCAGATTCCTTGGCCCGCGCGCGTACAAAACGGCGGCGGAATTGGCGGCTATGACAACGGTTGGAAGTTTCATCGAGGGGCGCGTTCCGAGCGCGCGAGATTTCGCCCAGAACGCGGCATTGCTGGCGCTGATGCATGCCACGGTAGGCAATCTTCCATTCGCCAAGAAGTCGGTTCCCGAGATTCAAGATAAGGCGATGGACCTGTATGCGCGAGAAGGAGCACATCCCGCAGATGTGGTTTCTGAAGCAGCGCAGCGTCATGTACAAGAACCTCCGACTGACAACCCGATGGAGGTGATGGACAAGATTGACAACGAGTTGGCAGGCATCCCCGGCAAGACTCCGGAAGCGGCAACCGAAGCCACTCCGCAGGAACCGACTCCAGGCCAACCCGGCGAAGGTCAAACCGGCATCAAGAATGAGACGACGGAGGAAGAGCGCACAGCTCGTGGATTGCCCGAAGTAGAAGTTGAGGCGCGGCGCAGTTTCGGTACCGCATTTGAGACGGCCAAGAAAGCCGTAGATGAAGGAACGATCCAGCCTCGTGATCTGGCTAAGGAGTTGGCCGAGAAACCTCGTGCGCTGAATGCGGAGGAGTCGGCGGCTCTGGTTTACGACCGCATGAAACTCCAGAACGAACACGCGGTTGCGATGAACACTATCGAGGCGGCTCGTGCGTCTGGAGATGAGGATGCTCTTCAACGTGGCAAGGATCGATTGAAGCAGGTTGAAGACGCCATCAACACGAACGACGAGGCTTCACGGCGTACCGGATATGAGCAGGGACTTGGACTAGCAGCACGGCGCATGATGATCAAGCAGGACTACTCTCTGGCGAACGTCCTCCAGAGGGCAAGGACTGCGAGCAAGAATGGTGAGATATCACCGGAAGTACGGCAGAATCTGGAAGACCTGACCCGCCAACTGGATGAGGCGAACAAGCGCATCGATGCGTATGAGGAGTCGAAGAAGCAGCAAGCCGGGCAAAGCACAGTAGAGAAGATTGCACGCACTGCTAAGCGCACGGCAGTCAAGGCCGATCTGAAGACTGAGTTTGATTCACTCATCAAGGACTTGAATGCGGAGTTACTCGGCAAGACGTATGCCAACCCGATGCTCAATCCCAAGCTCTATGAGCTATTTGGGAAACTGGCAATCAATCGTGTTCGTTCAGGACTGTTGACCATTGAGCAGATCGTGGATGACATCCATACGCAGTTGCAGGAAACGGGAATCAGCAAACGCGAGATTAGGGATTACATTTCTCAATACGGAAGGCAGGTTAAGGAGCCCACCAAAAACGAAGTTCAGGACCAGCTACGCGAGGCGAAGAAACAGGGCAAGCTACTCTCTCAGATCGAGGATGCGGAAACAGGGGAACAGCCGCAGAAAGGCAAGGCACCGGGCAAGCCATCGGAGCGAGTCAAGGAACTACGTCAGCAACTAGACGAGTTGATGAAAAAGACTGATCCGGTTGAGGAGAAGGACAAGCAGGAAGAGGTAAAGGAACCTAAAGAACCGAAGGCGGCGGGGGAAGTCTCAGGACGGGAATCGGCTAGGCAGAAGGCGGTAGAGAAATCCATCGCTGAACTCGACAGGAGAATCAAGGCAAAGGATACATCTCCCGCTGCACGCCTTCAGGGACCAGACACGGAAACTCTGGATTCTCTAAAAGAAAAGCGCGAATCTCTTCGGGAACAGTACGACCAGATTAAAGCGGAAGAGAAACCCGATAAGGGAGGCGGTGCGGAGAGTGCGAAAGCAAAGGCTCTTCAGAATTCAATCGCAGAACTCGACCGCCGAATCAAGCAGGGAGATTTCTCCGCAAAGGAGCAGGCCAAGAAAGAAGGGCCGGAGACTGAAACTGTCGCATCTCTCAGGGAACAACGTGACGCTCTGCGTGAGACATACGAGGAGATGAAAGCGGAGGGAGTTGATAAGGGAGGCGGCAAAGAGAAGGCGCGTTCTGCTGCTCTCCAGAAGTCAATCGCCGATTTGGAGCGGCGTATCAAGGACGGAGATACCTCATCCGCCAAGCCGAAAATGCAGGGACCGGACACCGAAGAAGCAGCATCATTGAAAGCAAGACGCGATGCTCTTCGGGAAACTCTGGACAGCATGAAAGTAAAGGTCGAGAGAGAGAAGGCAGACCCGGAGGCGGTAAAGCTCAAGTCGTACAAGACGCGCATCACCAAGCGCATTGCGGACCTCCAGAAGCAACTCGATGCCGGCGACTTCACCAATCCAACTCGCAGGCAAACAATTCTCGACCAGCAGGCGGAGGATTTGAAGGCGAAGGCGGAGAAAATCAAGGGGCAGGTAGATGATGCGATACACAAGCAAAAGCTGGCCGCGAGAACTCCGCTTGAAAAGGGCGCGGCGGTGTTCCAGAAATGGCGGCGGGCTGTGTTGCTGTCGAGCGTCAACACACTTGGGAAACTTACCACCGCCGCGATGCTGAGATTTGGGACTACTCCCATTGAGGAGCTTATTGGTGGCGTGCTGTCGAAGATGCCGGGGCTGTCCGATATTGCCGCGAAGGCCCCGCGCGAGGGCGGCGGATTGAACCTTTCGGCGGAGGCGAAGGCGTTCGGTCAGTTCTTCGAGAAGGCGACCGCTAGCGACATTAAAGAGGCCGTCAAGACTGGCAAAACTTCGCTCGATTATCTGTACGGTAAGAAGGGGACGCTTCCACCCGAGGCGCTGGATTTCTTTGGTCATCTGCACGGCGCGCTCAAGGTGCTGCCAAAGCGGGCCGAATTCTTCCGGTCACTAGAGAAGCGCGCACAGTGGGCGCTCGACAGTCACCTGGACATCCAAGACCCCAAGGTGCAGGCGACGATGGCCGCAGATGCGTACATTGACGCGAATCGTTCCATCTTCATGCAGGAGAATTTTATCAACACCGGATTCCGCATGCTGATGAACTACTTCCACTCTCAAGGATTGAGCGGCAGAGCAACCGAGTTTATGATTCAGACCGTGCTTCCCATCGTGAAGGTTCCGACGAACATTGTTGCGGAGACGGGCACGGTCGCATTTGGATCAGTCACCGGCAGCATCGACGCTCTGCGAGTTCTGGTAACAAAAGACGGCCTCAAGAACCTGACCGGGAACGAAGCCGACAATATCATGCGCTCACTCAAGAAAGGGAGCGTCGGGTTGGCTGTGCTGGCAATAGGGTACTACGCCGGGCAAGCCTCTGGGTTCATCACGGCAAGCGGCTTTTATAAGCCCGGAGATGAGAAAAATAAGGAGAAGCCTGAATCGCTGACTATCGGAGGCATGGAACTTCCACCGTGGATTCAACACACTCCAATAGGACTTGTTTTCGAGATGGGCGCTACCATGCGGCGGGTGAATGACGCTTACACGATGAAGGGGAAGAGCGGAGGATTCGTCGCTGGCGCGGCCACCGCAGGATTGGGAGCGGCTAAAAAGGTGCCGTTTCTTGAGCAATCAAGCCGTCTGGCGGAAGCTACCCGCACCGCGGATTCGGCTGGGCTTTTCATTGATGACCTGATCCAAAGCCTGTTGATACCCCCAGATGTGCGGACTATGGCCCAGAAGGGCGACACGCAGAAGCGCAAGCCGACAGACCTGAAAGAGACTATCGAGGAGAATATTCCCGGTCTGCGTGAGAACGTACCGACCAGGAAGACCAAGAAGGGATTTTCAATTCGCGGAGCGTACCGATAATGTGCATACGCAGACGAAAGATTGACCGGCTCTGGCCACTTTGGGAGTTGAACATGCTCGATGACGAGTGGCCGCCGGAAGAGGCTGGGCATTGCAATGACTGAGTATTCATCCAAGAGTGTGTGCGTGGTGGACAACGGGGCCTTCCCTGAGCTTGCTCGGACCCTTGCTCCCTCTTTCGGCGAGACCTACTATACCTCGCCTTGGGTTGCCGACTATCCATCCTCCTACAATACCGAGCAGGGCGAAGGCTTCCCGGACTTCGAGCGCGTGGAAGACATTTGGGGAATCATCGACGATGTGGACCTGTTCGTATTCACCGATCTGCATCAGGGGCCGTTGCAGGAGTATCTAGTTGATAACGGTAAGCGGGTTTGGGGATCGCGCAACGGCGAGGAGTTGGAAGTTGAACGCAAGGACGCTAAAGAGCATTTCGAGAGTCTTGGTATTCCCCAAGCTCCCTACGAAGTCATTAAAGGCATGGAAGCTCTTCGGAAGTACATCAGGAGCCGTGGCAACGATAAGTTGTGGATCAAAATCAGCCTGACCCGCAACGATACGGAGACTTTCTCAGTTGAGGGGTATGAGACGGCAAAAAACCGGCTCGATGCTTTTCAGGCGCAGTTCGGCCCAATGGCCGAGTACCGGGAGTTCATCGTTGAGGATCATCTTCCCGATACCCTGGACCTTGCCATTGACACATACTCGATTGACGGCAAATATCCTTCTAGAGCACTTCTGGGGACCGAGCAGAAGGACGAAGGCTATATCTGCGCCGTCAAGGATTGGAAACAGATGCCAGCCAATCTGTCTGACATTTACGAGAAGCTGGGGCCGACTCTAGGGAAGTACCAATACCGGCAATTCCTGTCTCTCGAATCCCGCGTATCGCAAAAGAAAATCTGGCTTGGCGATCCGTGTTGCCGATGCGGCTCTCCTCCTTTTGAGTTGGAATTGAATATGCTCAAGAACCTTCCGGAAATCCTCTGGGAAGGCGCTGATGGAAAGCTGGTTGAGCCTCAATACAAAGGGCAATACAGCTTTGAGATGCTGATTCAGAGCCCGTGGGTCAATGAACACCCATTACTGGTCGAGTTTCCTGAAAAGTACCGGGAGCAGATTAAGTTCCGCCGCGCCACTCAGTATCCGGATGGGTTGTGGATTATGCCTCAAAAGGACAGTCCTGTGTTTGCGGCCATCGTGACGAGTGGGGGCTCTCCGGACGCCTGCATTGCGGAGGCCGAGGAGATCAGCAAGCAGATAAAAGGCTTTAAGGTAGATGCGTTCGTTGGGAGCATGGACGGGTTGAAGAAGAATCTTGAACAGTTCAAGCAGTGGGGGATTAGACTGTAGCAAGGAGAGGCGATGCATAAACTCTTATGTGCCGTGGCGTTATGGATGCTTGCCGTGCTTGCTCATGCGACCGTAACCGGCACAGCCAGCACTGCTACGTTTGCCTGCACAAACTCCCCAGGCCCGTTCCCGTTCACATTTCCAGTGGATGACGTGGGGGCCTTGCTGGTCATCGACATTCCGGCTGGATCGTTGCCGGGGGTGATGACAGTTCTTGCGTCGAATCAATGGGCAGGCACTCCGGTAAATAATTCTTATGCAAACGGTGGCAGTATCGCGCTGCTTAGTCCATGCCCTTCTGGAGACACGCTGGTCATCGCAAGAGCGACGGAGCCGACACAGCTAACGCATTTCACTCCGTACATGCCAGCCCTTTACGCGGATTTCGAGAATGGTCTAGATCAGCTTACGACTGGGCGTCAGGATACCTTTAGAGTGGATCAACTGCATATTGGGAATATCGTTGGGAATGGCGCGGCAGCGGTAAACTACACTCCGCTAGGGCAATACTTGAATTTGACGTTCCCAGATCAAACCGGCACCGCCAGCGTAAACCGCATAATCAGCGTCCTCGAGTCTCCATACAACGCCAGCTGCGATGGAGTGACCAACGACCAGGCGGCGATCCAGGCGGCTTTCAACGACGCGATGCCCCCGGCGCAAGGCGGCTTGTATGTGAACGGGGCCTCGATTCAATTTCCGGCTGGGATCTGCAAGACGGGAACGATTACATGGATGGGGCAGAATTTCTTTGGCGCGGGCGTTACACAAACGACAATTCTAGGCGAACCAGGCCAAGATGTCTTCGCTACTCCCGACTCCGCCGCGACCCTCCTCTTCGGGGCCTACGTCCACGATATGACTATCGAGTCGGACGGGACGGTGAATGCAGCGGCGACGGCAGTAAGCGGAAACAACACCTTCCCCAACCGGATCTACGGAACCGCAGGAGGCACCACGGCGCTCCCGGCCTCCAGCGGCGGTCCTCCTGCGCCGGGCGGCATGGCTTTCGGCCCCGCCGTCACCGGCACTTGCGATGGGTCCATGACCAACGGCTCACCGATCCTCACCGTTCCCTGCGCCGAGTTCCTGAACGGGGTGCCCTCGTCGTTTCTGGTCGGGCAGATTGCGACGGTTGTCGGCGCGGGCACGAGTGGAGGAACGCTCACCACGACCGTAGCATCGGTGACGGACAACTCACATATCGTGCTAGCTGCTAACGCGTCGACCACCACGAGCACGGCATCGGGCACCATTGCGGGAACTTCGATGGACGCGCCTTGGTACTGCGGCAATGCAGGCATCGCTATCCCTGCCAGCAGCGGCGCGGCGATGGCCTCGAATTTCAATGGGTATGTCTTCCGCAACCTGCAATTCACGGCGAACGGCTCGCCGAAGGCTAACTACGTATGCGGGCTGTTCATGCAAGCTGCGTCGAACAATATCAGTTTTGAGCATGTCGCTGCGCAGGGATTGTGGGGTGGTTTGATCGAGGCGCCGCCGGCCTCAAACAACACCTCCTACTTCGCGTGGACTCCGGACACCAATTTCTACGACGATATCAACCTGAAATTCAACGCGATCCCAATGACCATGTACAACGGGTCGCACCGGACCGGCAAAGGCATCAACATTTACTCCGGGGAGCAGCCTTTTGCGCTGGGCCTGTTTCAGTTCGAGGTAGCTCTGGGATCAGGAGCCGGAGCGGTGCCCAGCATGACCGTAAACCGTTATTACGACGAGTGCTTCAGCCTCAATGCGGGGGAGCATTCGAGGTTTTCCGGCAATGGCAACGTGATCCAGGGCGGTGCGCTGGGTCAATGCGGCGGCACCAACTACGCAAACTGGCTAGCGAGCGAGAGCACGGTAAACGCCACGATCAACAACCTCGTAATCAGCGCGCCGGGAACAAGTTTCGGCATGGGCGCTCAGAACGTCTTCACCCACACTGGGCTCGGAGCCGCCAACCTCACCGACAACGGGCTAGATAACAGCGTAGACACTTCTGGAAGCGCCAATAACAGCAACTTGATTCGGCGGGTATACCTGGACCGACCGGTTGAGCCGGTAGGGAAACTGGACGCCGGGTTTCTGCTGAGCGGCAATCCTACCGCACCGTTCGCCGGAAGCTCAGACTTGCTAATGTCGTGCAAGGATTTCAACTTCGCTTTTAGTAACGGGTCGTTCACCACTCCCGGCTGCACTCTGGACCCTGGGGATGTCTACAACCCGATCCAGACCTACTTTCACTCCGACAGCACGAACTACGCTTCAGGGTTCGGATTTGGGCCGTCGTTTCAGGGAACAGGGCCGCTGAACAAATTGCTGATCGTGGGCGACCGGATTCCGCAGAGTGGCATAACGATCGCCATTGGGGGGCGTTGCAACGCCGCGTGCCTGACCGGAGTGACGGTAGCGGATATCACCGCTGGCGGTTCGACAATCGGCAGTAGTACGCTTCGCTTCACAACCAACTTTTCCGCCCAGACGCTTTTCATCGATCTTTCCGGGACCACACTCGGGGATTGGATTACGATCAACATCGTCCCGGCGTGGGGAGGCGGGGTGACGACGGAGGATGTCGCCTTTATCGGCATCGCACCCAACGCGCCGTCGCCTGCGACTCTGTCACCCTGCACCTATACGTTCTACAATAGCCCTCCATCTGCCGTCGTTCCGCCCGCAGGGTGCTACTACGACACGAGTTTCACGCCGACTAACTTTTCTATCGACCTGCCCAATCCGGGTTCGGCAACATACTTCCTGCTTGGCCCAGGATTTCAGTGGCGGGTTAATTCAGGCAATCCTGTCTCGCCCCGGTATCTGGCTTCGGTGCCGACCACTTGGGCGCTGACTGTCAAGAGTTCCGCATCCGCGACGCCTACCTTCTATATCAATTGCGACGGCGGGGCTATTACCGGCTCCACGACCACGCCGACAGTCGGCACGACGTTCACGACCGTCTACATTACCGCCAATCTCGCCGCGTGTACATCCTTCGGGAATCTCTCGCTGGGGGCCAGCGGATTCACGTCGACTCTGACTTACAAAAATGTGGTGGTTACGCCGGAGACCCTGCCGCAGCCGCAGCCGACCGCGGCAGGTCAGGTCCCGGTATCGACTCTGATCAACGGCCAGTATTACTACATGCCGACATCGTTTCCGTTCGTAGCGGATACGACGGTGGCGGTCGCCGGAGGGACCATGGTAGCCAACACTTGCTCGTCAGGCACGAACGTCGCCATGGCTGGCCTGACGACGGCTATGAAAGTCGGTGGCGGGTACAGAACGGATCCGACCAGTTTGACGGGCTGGGGCGCGACCGCGGGCATGACCTTCTCCATTTGGCCGTCATCGGCGAACATGGCGACATGGAAGGTTTGCAACATCACCACTTTGCCGATCACGTACTCGGCCATCACGTTCAATGTGAGCGCGCAATGAAGAGACTCGTCTATCTAGCGTTCCTCTGCGCACTCGCCGTAGCGCTGCCGATTCGCGCCCAGACGACCTCCTTCTCCTTGAGCACCACCAACGCCACCACATATATACCTTCTCCCTGCCCACCGGTCAACCGCTCCATTTCGGTCGAGTGGTCGAACATAGAAACGGCTCGCGGAACGTACACTTGGTCGGGGCTTGCAAGCTGGATCACTGAAACTGCGGCTTGCGCAGGAGCGGTGAACCACTACACCTTCTCGCACGTGCCGAACTGGGCCAACGGGAGCGGGGGGACGGCAGTTCCGCCCAGCGATATCAACACGTCCGCGACCTGCCAGGCGCCCATAGCAGGCGTTGTCACTACGGACTGCCAGTATAAGGAGTTCGTGACGTCGCTCATGCAGTATGTCTGCAATGTAGGTTCGCAGCCGGGCACTCCTTTGCCAGTATCGAGTTGCAACAATTTCGTTTACTTCGAGATGTGGAACGAGTTCAATACTTCGGGATACTGGACCGGGACTGCAACGCAGTTGGCGCAGATGTCTCTGGACGCCGCCGCTATCATCCGTACCTATTGCAGCGGCTGCTACGTCGTAGGCGGATCTGTATCGGCAGGCGGCGTGGGCGGCGGCGGGTCGATCTCCGGCGACTATGACGTAGCGCTGCTGGCCTACCTCACCGCGTGGGGCGGCCTGAGCGGATTCGTCAAGCCGGATTATGTGAGCATCCATCCATATCCGTCGCGGGACAATGTATTCCCCGCGCCGTTCCCTACCACACTGGTCAGCAATTCGAATTCCGTCTGCACCAGCGGCAACACACCGAATAGCTCTTGCTATGTCGCAGTCTATCAAGAGATCAGCCAAGTCAAAGGGACGGCGGTGCTGCAGAACGCGGCTATCTCTGCGTGGGCTGCCGGTACTCCCGTCATCGGATCCGAGGGCGGCTTCGGCGTTATGCGCGCAGTGGCGGGCGGAAACACGTCCTACGCCGCAACCTCCTTCTCCATTACGTCGAACGTGGCGACCGTCACCGGAACGAATAACTTTACGTCGGGCGAGACAATTATCTTGGACGGATGGACGACAGCGACCTATTTCAATGAGGTTACGGTCACGGTCCTCAGCACCGGCCTTTCTTCGTCGCAATACGAATTCAACTTTACACACGCCAATGTCTCATCTACGTCGGACACCGGCCAGGCGAACGATCTTACCAACACGACCTTCCTCCGCGCCGCCTACATCTCGCAGTGGATGATGACGCTGTGGGCGCAGGGCACCGCCGTCCAACTGCTCTACGCGGGTTACGACAACACCTGCACATGGGGCGTGTACTGGGAATGCCCGAACAACTCGTCCCCCGGCTGGCATACTGCCTTCACCCAGACGCAGACATGGGTGAACGAATCGACCCTTACGGGAACGTGGACGAGCACTGCCGTCAGTGGCGGGAACGTTTGGGCGCTGTCCGTCGATGTCGGCGGAAACGCGGCGCAGATCACTT